GTGCAACAACATTTGAAGTTGGAAGCTACTCCAACGAGAAAGATTGAAGTAGGCAAAGTAAGATCATTTTACATGTCATCTACACCAATACAAATGTTACTTCGTAAATATTTTTTAACAACGTGTAGATATTTCAATCTAAATACTTTAGTTACTGAGTGTACTGTGGGAATCAATCCTCATAGTAATGATTGGACAAAATTCGTGACTGAAGTAACTAAATTTGGTAAAAATAGAATGATACCATTAGATTTTAAATATTTCGACTTGAACGTAAAGTTGGAAATAATGTCTAAAGTCTTAGATATTCTATTTATGCCATTTTTGTCAGTGCACACCGAGACAAAATATAAAAACTTGTGTGCGTCTATCAAACATCTAATGATGTATGTTAATACGGATTTATCAGGAGATATAGTTTGCTTGCATGGTATTATACCATCAGGTACTAATTTTACTTCCCTAATCGGTTGTGTAATGAATTCAATATATTACAGAATGGCATATTATCATATACATGGTGTTGATAGTTTAAATCGTTTTAATGATTATGTTGTGCTTAGAACTTATGGTGATGATTCACTAGCAAACGTAAGTAAATTAGATACTCGGTTTAATGTTAAAACGATACTCAAAGCTTGGGAAGAACTTAATATTCCAGCTACGAATATGGAAAAAACTAGTGCTTCTTCTTCTAAAAAATTCTATAAATTAGAAGATGTTGAATTCCTTAAAAGGAAACTAGTATACAGTCCAGATTTTAAAGCTATTATAGCCCCTTTGAGTAAAGAGAGTATGTTTAAGAGTGTTATGTGTCATGTGCCGCCAAAGACCATATCACTCGAAGCTCTGACAGGACAATGTATGGATAATTTCTTGTTTGAAGCTAAATTTCATGGTAGAAAATACTACGAAATGTCCAGGGCTAAACTTAGGACACTAGCTGATAAGCATGATTTACAGAAACATTGTAAATGTTTGGATGTTTCTTACCAAGAAATGGTAGACGAATGGCTGGCAAATAATGGAATTAGTCAGGTTACCGAAGAAATTCAATCAAGTTCCTCGAATTTCTTTAGGCGATTATTTTCGTTTAATTGGGACTTACAAAATTGGTCTGAACAGACCCAAGAATTTAAAGAAAATAAAGATATAGACCAGAACCAACCGGTCTTTAAATTGGGAGTCCCGGATAGGACGAACCTGGAAATTAAATTCCAGGCAGGAATAGAAACTGATAATCAACAATTGGTGACTTTCCTAGATAAGGAGGATAAAGATGAAATAGATTTTGCTGGTAAAAGTGTGGTTCCTAGACCCATAATGACTGATTGTTCATTGCAAGAGTTCCTTAGTAGACCTGTGGTAATACATAGGGCTAATTGGGGTAGTGTCTTTACTGGTTACATTATAGACCCTTGGAAACTGTTACTAGGAAATAAGAGAATCGTGAATAGAATGTCAAATTATAGTCTATTCAGAGCTAAGCTACGAGTTAAGATTCTGATAAATGGGAATGGCTTTTATTATGGAAGGCAGATGATAACTTATAGACCATTGCCAAATATGGATGGGTTGGCAATAGCAGCTGGTTTTTGGGGTACTAATTCTACACTTGTAGCGGCTAGTCAGTTGCCACATGTTATGATTGATCCTACTACATCGAATGTAGCAGAAATGACCATACCGTTCTTTTACCCTTACACATATGTTGACTTAACTGCAGATTATGATTCAAAGATTAATTTGGGTGTTTTAGCTGCGTACCAATTAGCACCTCTTAAGCATGCTAGTTATGATATTTCTCAAATGACAGCACTTACTATTACATATTATGCTTGGTTTGAAGATGTAGAATTACAAGCTCCTACTCATGTTGCTGCTGATTTGTTACAGGCACAATCTGGTAGGGAGGATGAAACTACTAATAAACCAGTGAGTCAACTTGCCACAACGGTTGCTAAAGTAGCTGGTGCAGTAACACAAGTACCAGTAATAGGACCTTATGCTACTGCTATAGAAACTGGAGCTAAGATGGCTAGTAATATAGCTAGTACTTTAGGTTATTGTCAACCAGTTAATGTTAAGGAGCCTGATAAAATATCACCAAACATGACTAGCAATATGGCAGTATGTAACACTAATTCCAATGTAATGAAATTAACAACAGACATTAAGCAGGAGACTACTATAGATCCCAGTATTGCAGGCCTTAAACCAATAGATGAATTAAGTATTTCTTATATTGCTCAAAAACCATCATACCTTAATAGTTTTATTTGGAGCATTACTAACAATCCAGAAACGTTATTACAGCAATATGAAGTAAATCCGATTCAATATAATTGGGATCTTATTTTCTTAAATAAATATATAGCTAGAACTGCTGTTTGTGGTGCTGCTTTTCCTTTTAGCTATTGGCGTGGTAGTCTAATATTCCATATACAAGTAGTAGCTTCAGCA